GCCCGCGCCAAGCAGACGGCCGGCAATAACCCCGCCTGCAATCGTAGCGGCTCCAGCGACCTTGCCGAGATTCTCAGCCATCAGGCGCACTGAGGTCACTGCCGCATCACTAAACACGCCGCCGCTGGCGTTGGCTTTCAAGGTAAACCAAGCAGTGGACAGCCGATTCAGTTCAGCGTTCAACCCCTTTGCCGCTTCTTCGGCGCCTGCGCCAGACTGACGCAGCGCTTCGATCATCGCGGGCAGGTACTTCCTGACATTGAGATCGCCGTCTTGAAGCAACTTGTCGAAGGATTTCCCGGCAAGCTCCGTCCCCTCGTTCATCTTGGCGACGGCCTGCATAAAGCGCGGAACGATTCCCGGAATCGCCTCGCCCAGTTGCTGGCGAAGTTCCTCGGCTTGGAACTTTCCCTTGCTGAAAGACTGCCCGAGCGCGGTAGTTGCGCGCCCCATCTCGTCACTGCTGAGGTGCATGACCGTGGCCGAGCGCGACAGTTCGCGGAAGAGCTCCTGCTGGTCCCGCATCGCAATTCCATTCGCACTTGCCGACGCAGACATCCTTGTGAAGCTTTTGGCAGCCCCCTCCAAGTTCAGGCCGAGATCCTTGGCCGTTTGCGAGACAAAGCCGTACGCCCTGTTAGCTTCCGACGCAGACCCCGTCGCACCCTGAAGGCCATAATGGATTTGCTGAATAGACTTCTGAGCGTCGATCAGCGCACGCACGCCAGACGTAACAGCCTGGAAACCGATAAATCCTGCTGCGGCCTTATTGAGATTGGAAATCGATACCGCCGTCTGCGCCGCGTCCTTACGGATAGCCCCCAGGCTGTGGGAGGTCTCTCTGGCGGATCGCACCATCTCCGCGCGGTACGCCGCCGTGTTGGCACGCAGCAGTACGTCGATCGTCGCAGCGGTGGATGTCATCGGTCACTCCAACACAAAGGGCCACCTCGATGGGTGGCCCTTAAAAGGAAAAGCCCGCTTTCGCGGGCTATTGGAATCAAATTCCTAGAATCAGGCTTTGGCGCAGAGCCGTCGCAGGCTGATCACGATGTCAGCAAATCCATAGAGAAAAGGGGCTGCCAGCAAGGATGAAACGCCTGCAGTCAATAACCAGGGAGCTACCCCTCCCAATGCCATACCAATCGCGAGCAACCCTGCGGCTGCAGAGATTCCACCAACGGTCTTGATCGTCAGTGGAAGCATGTCACTTGCCACCCGTTCTGCCTCAGCCCTAGAAGCATCAACCTCTCCAAGCTCGCTCATACCCATCTCCGTATCAGGTATGCGGATGGTAGCTCAGTGCACAGCGTTCCGCGCGGAAGCACCTTGGAACATTTCCATGATCTGCTGTGATCGCGCTGCTGCGTCCGAAACAACCGGATGTTCAGGCTTGACCAACAGAAAATCGAGCGGAGTGGTCTCGTTGCCGTGCACCCTGGCCAGGACGTCTGTCATCTGGGCCAGCATGTCCTGCAGGGGCTGGTCCAGCGGCTCGATGCGCTCGAAGGCATACATCTCGGAGAGCTGGCGGGAGTTGATCGCCGCCAGCATGTGATCGGGATGGGCGAAGCCGAGCCTCCGCGCCATCCGGAACTGAAGCCGACGCTCAGGCCGGCTCAGGAGTTTTTTTCCAGCTCCTCGTCAGCTGCCTCGCCCAGTGCGTTGAGCTTCTGCGCCGCCCGGTAGACACGGTCCAGCGCCGCCACCGACTTGGCACCCAACTGGGCCACTTCCTTGTCCGTGAAAAGGCGCTCTCCCTTTTCATTGACCAGGCACAGCGCCACGAACCTGGCGCGGAAGTCGTCCACCTTGGGCTTGTCGCCACCGTAGGTGTCCGCTTCCCACTTGTCGCGGTCGCTGCCGGACATCGTGGAGATGCGTACCGTGCCTCCCCATTCCTTGACCTCAAGGTCTTCGGTCTTGTGGTCCACGGCACTGAGGATCTGGCTCTTGGAAAGCAGGGTCATGATCAGCCTCCTACTGCCAGTTCAACGATGGTGAAATCACGCGGAAGCAGGTCTGCCGTGAAGGTGAGTACCTGGTTCGTTCCCGGTGCTACATTGAACGCCGCAACCTTCGCAGTGAAAGTCGCGGCGTCGCCCGAAGGCAGGACCATCAGGAAGTGCAGGTCGTCATCCGGATCTGCGACGCGCAGGATCTCCTGGCCAGCCGAGTCACCCACAGGCCAGCGATGGCCGGAGATCTGGACGGTCTGGCCGCCAGACAGGCCGGCGATGTTCTCGATCTGCTTGCTGCGCAGATTTGTGGCATCCAGCGTGTTGGCCTGGCCCCGGCCGAACGGGAAGCCGGTCAGCCCATCGACCTCGGTGTAGCTGCTGGGATCGTTGGGTTCTGCCGCAATCGGCGCAGCGGATACGAAAAGCGCAGAGTCCTGCGCGGAAATTGCCTTGTTCTCGGGCATCTCGGTTTCCTCTTGATAAGAAAAGGCCGCCTTGCGGCGGCCGGTGGGTCGTGCTGGTGGGCTCGGGTCAGGCCCAGATGGCGATATCGAAGCCGGCCCGATGCAGCTTCGTGTCTGCTTCGTAGTCGTCGGGGTTGTCCGACACGTCGCCGACCTTCAACAGGCCGGGAAGAGTGTCGATAAGAGCGTCAGCAAGAATGCGGGCCTCACCCTTCGTATCTGCCCAGACGTCTACCTGAAACGTTGCGCGTGGCGCCCCGATGCCTGAGTTGAGCGTCGCGTGCCTGACGCCGCCGACTCGCTGATAGGTCACGTAGGGTCTGGCCGTGCCGGACGGCGCCGGAGCGGGTGACACACGACCGGCGTGGGCCTTCAGCGCTGCTGTGAGGGCCTGATCCAATGTCATCGGCGTGCCCTTTGCATCTCAATCTGAACAGCTTCCGCGATGGCGTCTCGCATCGCCTCCACCGCCTCCTCCGTTTTGGATTCAGCGGCCGGCCTCATGAAGGGCCAAGCGGCCATCTTCGAAGTTCCATACTCGCCAAACTTGCCGTAGAACGCCGACCTTGGGACCTCAACAGCGATCCGTATCCAGCCCTGATCATCGCTTCGCTCGCGGCTTCGAATTGCCCTCCGGAGCTTGCCCCGGGCGATGCGCACGCGATTTCTGGCATCATTTCGGATGACCATGGCGCCTCTGCGCATTCCCTTTCGCAATGCACGTCTGGCAGCCGGCTGCGCTAGCTCGAGCAAAGCTTTTTCAAGCTCTGCCAGGCCGGTAATGGCTGCGTCGAAATCAGCCATTGCTGAGCCCAGCCACAGAGATGATCGCCGTCTCACTTCCGTCGTTGCTGGTTCCAACCGACTTGATGTCGAAGATACGGTCGCTCCGTACCTCGACCAGGCGCCAGCCCGGATCGATCTCGCGCGGCAAGATGTCCCAGCGCACCTGCTCCCTGTAGGACTGAGCGCCAGAGGCCACCGCCTCGGCCGTCGCGCTCAGCTGGTTGGTGCGCTTCGCCCAGACCTCGATCACCAGCTCCCAGCCGGTGCCGACGATCTCACCGAAGTCATTCCCGACGGTCACCGGGCGCTCGAAGCGGATGCGGTGGCGGCGCTCGCCAGCAGAAATGGCCATGATTTAGACCCCCAAGCCGACACGGTGCGGAAACAGCAACTGGGTCACCCCCAGCGGCAGTTCCCGTGCAGTCTCGACGGTTACGGCTTCACGATTACGGTACAGGTGGGCGGTCAGCAGTAGTACGGCAGCACGGACCACAGGATTCACGAGCATCGGGTCATCGCCTGCCACCCCTGCCAGAACAGCGGCGGCCAGCCCTTCCGCGTCCACGTAAACTCGTCGATTCAGGAAGTCCTGCACCTGCTGCTCTGCTGCCTCGGTGTAGACCTTCAGCATTTCGTCGTCATCAGGATCCGCGCGGCAGTGCGCGCGGACCTGTTCGACCGTGACCAGCTCCACCGGTCAGGCCTTCGGCGATTCGAAAGCAGCGATGGCTGCCGCCAATGCATCGAGCACGGTCTTGCGGGCTCCATCGCCCTTGGCCTGCTCGGCTGCCTGGGCTTCCTCCAGCTGGGCCAGGTCTTTCGCTTCCTTGACCCTGGTCACAGAGTCGGCCGCGGATCCGGACACCAGAAGCTCCCCTGCCTCCTGAGCTTTGGCCTTCTGATCGCCGGTACTGCTACCCACTACGGCGTCGCCCCCGACCTGCGAGATTGCGTGACCGTTACCCCGGTCGTTGTCAGCACTCTCACCCTTCGCCTGCTCGGCCGCCCGGGGCCCCTTCAGCTGGACCAAGCCTCTGGCCTCCAACTGGTGAATCACCGCTTTCGAACCGGCGACCGGGTCGCCGCGACGGACTGTCTTGTTGAAGTCGTGCAGGAAAGTGCGCTGCGCGATCGCTTCGATCTTTTCGGACATGGTGTTCTCCTGGCTTTGCGAAAATGCGGAGCCGGCGCGGGGCCGGCTCCGCACGTCATTGACCGAGACGGTCACGGTTAGCCGCCCTCGCCGCCACCGACAGCCACCAGGTCGCCGGTGACGAAAGCCTCGGGGCGATACACGGTGAAGGCCGAACGCCCCTCGGCACGGATCGTGACCATGTTGTTTTCGAAGTCCTTGTCGTTCTCGGTGGACACCAGGACCTCGATTTCCTGCCGGTCGAACACCTGCGCTCCCAGGCGGAAGGCACCAACCAGGAAATCGCTCTGCGCCATGGCCTTGGTCTCCACCACGGGGCGGCGCCACAGGCGCGGCGCCGCGCCTTCCGAGGCGCTGGACACGAGGTAGCGGCCCTGTTTGTCCTTCAGCAGTTCGATGGCCGCCCAGTCGATCGGGTTCAGCACGATGCCATCGGACGGGAAGTCGGCCAGTTCAGCCTGCAGCAGGGCGAGGCGCAGACGGTCGATGCGCTGTTCCAGCTCCACCTCGATACCTGCCGGAACCACGAACTGCTGTGCCTGCGGCACGATGCCGAGGATGTTGGCGCCGGTGCCGTTACCCAGCAGGAACTGAAGCTCCTCGGCGAGCAGGAGGCCGTAACGTGCGCGGGCATCGATATAGCTGGCCAGCGCCGGCGCATCGTCCAGGATCTGGCGCGAGGCCTTGAACAGGTGGGCGATGGTGCGGACCGGAGCATTGTCCAGCTCGAAGGTGATCTCCGAGTAAGGCTTTGCCGTGGTCTCGGCGACAGGGCGGGCTGCATTGGTGAAGCCGGTTTCGCGGATGTACTCGACCGAATTGCTGGACGTCGTTCCCGGCGCGACCAGATCACGAATGGTCAGGCGCTGCTCCGGTGGCGTGATAATTCCCAGGCGCCGGTCCGGCCCGACCAAGGTTCCGCCAGAGCCCGGCACCGACGTGATGGCATTGCGCGGAATCTGGATCCGCTGGCTACCACGGTACGAGGAATTGACTCCTTGCTCGGTCAGATGCGCCGACACCATCGAACCGGCCGACTCGGGACGGTCGTCGTCGTTGCGATCGCCGGCCGACGCCAGGCGCTGTTCGACGTCATTCTGGCGGACTTGGAGCTCCCCCTGCTGGATCAGCAGCTTGTCGACCGCTTCGCGGGTTTCCTGCGACATTGCACCTGCTTGTGCGATCTGCGTGTTGACAGCCTCGGCGTGCGCCTTCAGCTGGTCGCCGACCTGCTTCAGGCTGTTATTGATGGACTTGATATCTTCTTCGGTGGGCATCGGCATTGTCTTGCTCCTTCAGTTCAGGATGTTGGTGAGGGATGCGGCAAGAGCCGCGGACTCGCTGAGTGCGGCCTGACGGCCGCGTTCGGTGGGATCGCCCTCACCGCCGCCGGCGGGATCACCCGCGCCGGCTTTGAACTCGCTAATGAGGCGCATGGCCTCGGACTTCGGCATGCCGGAGGCACGCAGTACGGTCTCCATCCGACGTGCGGCAGACGCGTTTGACTTCGCCGCGCCCCTCTCAATCTGGTCGGAGGGCAGCAGTTCGTCGGCGAAGCCATCCTCGACGGCTTGGCTGCCGCCGATCCACGTCTCGGCGTCCATGAGCTTGGCCATCGCCTCGATCGGCTGACCCGTGTGAGCGGCGTAGATATCAGCCATCGCTGTGTCGAATGGCTCCAGCGTGTCCGCCACCTCGCGAAGATCGTGACGGTTTCCGCACCCGCATACCCAGCAGTTGTGGATCATCAGGAAACCGGCACGAGCGATCTGTACGACGTCGCCGGACATGGCGATAACCGAAGCGGCCGACGCGGCAAGGCCGAGGATCTTCACGGTCACCTCGCCGTCGTGCTCGCGCAGGAGGTTGTAGATGGCCAGACCCTCGAACATGTCGCCGCCGGGGCTGTTGATGTTGACCGTCACCGGGCCGGGACCCATTCCCCGAAGCGCGCCTGCTATACGCTTGGCGGTTACGCCCTCACCGGTCCAGTAGTCGTAGCCGATGACGTCATAGACGCTGATCGACCGGTCGCCGTCGTCCTCGGCTGCACGGACGCCGGCATTCCAGCGCTCGAGCGCGCGAGGCTGGATGCCGCTGCTGACGCCGGCGTGCAGTCGATTCTCCGGAGCACCCGGCAGCTTCTTCTTGCTCATCTTGGATTTCCTCTTCCGCTACGCGGGGTTGTCTTCAAGGCCCAACAGGGCCCTCAGGGATGCGCGCACTGCCTGCGCGTCGTCGGACTTGCCGATGCTGTCCAGTGTTGTCATGGCGGACTGGACCGTAAGGACTGCGGCGTTGCCGCCCATTGGCGGCCGGTCCTCCAGCTCGCGGACCTCGTCTCGCGTCAAGATTCCGTGGTCCACCATCACACCGTAGAACGCCGCACGAGCGGCGCTGTCCGCGCGCAGCAGGCCTTCAACATTGAACTTTGGGTAATACCGAATGCGCTCTGCTGGCGTAAGCAAATCCTTGCTGATCGCCTGCTCGATCCGGCGCAGCCACGGGCCGAGCGTGAAGGTCAGGAACCAGATCATCTTCTGCTCGAGGCCCGTTCCCCAGTTACTGTCCTTCGAGCCGTGGCCTACCAATGATGGATCAACGCGAAACCATCGACAGATCGATTCCACCGAAAACGACCTCGACTCCAGCAACTGGGCATCGCCTGGCTTGATGCCCAGGGCCTGAACGTCTGTGCCGCCTTCCAACAGCGGCATCTCTCCACGCTCGATAGACCCATAGACGTTCTTCTTGAACTCTGCCCGCTGCTCGGGCTTCAGGAACGCATTGATCTTGTAGTAGACCGTCTGCAGCAGCCCATTCTTGAAAGTGCTACGCGCTGCGTTCTCAGCCGCAATCGCAGCGCCGAAAACCTTGGCCCCGTATTGAATGATGGAAACTCCGTTCTCTCCATCGAGCGTGAAGCCTGGAATGGTCCATACCCGATCCTTCGGGATGTCCCGCTGTTTCCCATCCTTCGTGTACCGCCAAACCTTGCGGCCTCCATGCTGCGTCACCTTACGCAGACAGTCCGGGTTGAGGAAGCGAAGCCCTACGAGCCGGTTCCCCAGCATCAGCTTTTCCGCCCGCCCTGCGCCGCGCAGGAGCATCGACGCGATCATCGCCTCCCAGAAGACAGACGCCGTGCTGTCCTCGTTCGGCTGGTCGTGGATGATGAAGTGCAACTGATGGTCATCGGCGACCTGCTTTCCTTTCGCGGTTCGCTCGAAGATTGACAGCGGTAGAGTGCTGATCGTCTCGGCAATGATTCGCACGCACGACCATACTGCGTCCAGTTGCATGGCTGTCTTTGCGTTTACCGATACGCCGCTCCCGTCACCGAAGTAATGGGCCCATGGCTCAGGGTCTGTCAGTTTGAACGGACCAGACGCCCATGCTTTTATCGAGTTCCACAGGCCTTCGCTGCGGGACGTCGGCTTCTTCACGTCGCCCTTCCTAGCGCTACCGGCGCGCTCAACCAGTCGTCCATACCTTGATCATCCTCGTTGCTCATTGACACGCCAACTGCCATGAGCAGGCTGACCATGTCGTCAATCTTGTCGGGGGACTTTCTCTTGTCGGGCTTCATGTTGAGATTCCCGTCTCTCAGAGCGATAAGGTTGGACGCGCACCAGTTCAGGACAGCATCGTTTCCGTGCTGAATCCGTTTTCCGATATAAGCGCGCTCCAGCTCCTTCATGGCTGGATGGAAGTTCTTGATGTTTTGTTCGAACTTGACCATCGGATGCCCATCGACCAGCAGGCGCTGGCTGATCTCCTGAGCATTCCAGCCGTCGAATCCAATAACCTGCGGATTAAAACGTGCGATGTCCTCTCGCATGCGCCGTTCCACGACGCTGTAATCGGTCACCTCACCATCAGTGACCTCGATCAATCCAGATGCCACCCAACCGGCATAGGGCACTACACCGCGCTCAGTACGCGCGCGGACCGCGTCCTCCGGGACGAAGCGCCTCCCCCAGGTGTAGTACATGCCATCCACTCGCCAGACCAGTCGCCACGAGGTCAGATCAAGGGTGCTCGCAAGATCCAGCCCGCCCCAACATGGCCTGCCCTCCAGCCATGTGAGGTCAACCGTGCCGCCGCACTTCTGCCACTTCGTCAGATCCACCCAGCCAGTTGCCGAGGATGCTGGCCGGTTGAGCCTCTTGATCTTGAACTCGGCCAACTTCGAGGGCATTTGCCGCGCCTCGACAGCCTCCTTCCGGATTGCCTTCAGGAGGTGCGGGTTCGCATCCATCAGCGGGTTGGCCTTCGGCCACGCTGATTCATCGAACTCGTCATCGTCGTCGTCGACGGCGAAGAAAACCACAAGGAAGTGGTCAGCCGATTCCCCCAGGATGCCCTGCAGCACCTGTTTGGCGAACTGTCTGATTTCGCCCCAAGGTCCAGGGTTTGTGTATCCCTCCGTCGTGGTGTACAGCCAGAGCGGGTTGCTACGTGCGCCGGCTGCAGACGTCAGCACGTTCAAAAGGTCTGCTGACTTATGAGCGTGAATCTCGTCCAATCCCACGTGAGATGGATTCAGGCCGTCCTGCGTACTTGCCTTTGCGTTAATCGGCTTGAAGGTCGCGCCCGTCTCAACTCGGCTGATTGCATTTGCCCAGCAGGCCAGGCCGAACGCTTCCTGCAAGTCAGGCGTCTTCTCGGTCATCCGCTTGGCGACGTTGAAGATGATCCGCGCCTGGCTGCCAGTCGTAGCTGCCGAAATGATCTGGGCGCCTTCCTCCTCCTCACAGCACTGGCAGTACAGCAGAATCGCGGCAGCTAACGTTGACTTGGCGTTCTTACGCGCCACCGCGAAAAGCGCCGACGTGAAGCGCCGGCTTCCGTCCAGGTTGCGGAACCCGAACAGCTGCACCACGAAAAACACATGCGACCGATGAAGCTCTATCTCAGGCCGCGCCCACTTTCCCTCGACGTGTGGCAGTTTCTCGATGAAGTCACATGGGTCGCATGCGTGCCACTCATCGAACCGGAACGGCGGGCGCTTGCGTTTTGCCCTCTTGAGGTCGGCGAGGAACCGCTTTCCAGCCAGACGAATCCACTTGCCGAACTTCTTGCCCTTCTTGTCGGCTACCGCCTCTTCGGCGTATGCCGTGGCGATACCAACGTAGTCACGCACGGGTCTTCCGCTTCGCACCGTTGTTCGCGAAGGCATTCCCACTCTTCTCGATATCGCCAGCCGGCCTTACCTTCCCCTGCGCAACAGGTGTCAGCCCGAAATCGTTCATCAGCCCGCGTAGTTGAGACACCATCGACGCCACCGGAGCCAAGCCGGCGGCGTAGAGCTGCACCGTATTGCCATGCAACGCACAGAGCTGGCCAAAGGCCGAAAGTCCGGCCTCGGTGAGGAGCTTGTTCGCATGCAGAATCGGCGCCAGGCGATCCCATTCTTTGATGGCGTGGACGTTTGGCAACCAATCCGGTGCGGGTGGAACTTCTGACACCAGAGGAAGCTCGGCCGCTGGCGCGGGCGCCGCGCGATCAGGCCGATCCGTGCCGGCCACCACCTTCAGCGATGTCGGTTTACGGGGGTTGGCCATGGCTCTTCCGAGGGCGGCGACGTTGCCGCGAAAAAACGGTTTTTCTCAACTGACGGTGCAAATAAACAGGGGGGCGTACGGTCACGAAGCGGATTGCTCCACGGTTTCGACCTACCCCCCCCGGTCGTTCGGCCGTTCAGGTTCGGCCGTTCAGGTTCGGCCG